CTGCTGCGCTCGACGGACCGAGCCGCACGAATGCGGGACTTGCCAATCTTAGCCCCCCCTGAATTATCAGGTTCAGCTTTCGATGATTCTCGGTTCGATTGCACCAGTTTCTCAAGCGCAGCGTGCATCGGAGGAAACAACGTTCGTCCAACGGCCTCCACGCGACGGAGTATGCCCGCCGCAGCATTCGGGGACAGGAAATAGCTCTTATCGGGCTTGTTTGCGTCCAGCGCATCTACGAAGAGGGATGGCACGATCTTTGATGGGGCCGGCGACGCGCTGCCTTCGATGATCATGTCCCGGCAGGCGACGCCGCCGCTCTTCCATTTCCGGACGAAGGTGCCCGCCTTGATGGCTTTGGAGATTGTCGAGAATGACAAAATGCGAGTACCGCTTCGCAGATCGGGAGCCAGTTTCAGCACGTCCTCTGGAAGGTCGATCACTTCCGGCCTCGTAACCCCCGCCTGGGCGATGGCTCCAATACGTTTGGCTATCCAAGTCACGACCGGTACGGCGACGGCGTTCCCGACAGCCTTGTATCGCTCGGAATCGAAGCCCCGTGAGGGCTCAGGCACATGCGGTCCCGGCAGCGACCAGCCCGCCGGAAAACCCTGGAGACGTTCACTTTCGGTAGCCGTAGGCCTTCTAACAGCCTCCGGATAGGAAATGTAAGATCTGCTCCAGTCGTTTCCTGTGTGTCTTCCGGAGGTAGCAGCGACGCAATAGGCTACGTGCGGCACGATCGCACCTGTGCGATGGCGAGACTTGCTCATAAAGCCCAGACGTTCCGAACCGCGGTCGGCTCCCACTTTGGGCTCGAAAAGAGCCTCAGTGGCGCTGTGGTAGTCGCCCCTCCAGGCACAGATGAACACCCGGGCCCGTGATTGCGGCACTCCAAAATATCTGGCGTTCATCACTCGCCAGCTGACGGCGTAGCCTCGCTCGATCAATTCCAGTAGGATGACACCAAAGTCGCAGCCCTCGTGCGAGTTCAGAAGGCCAACAACGTTCTCCAGGAGCAGAACCTTCGGCCGTTTCACCTCGACGAGCCGCATCAGCTCGAAGAAAAGGCTAGTGTGATTTCCTTTCAGTCCATTCCGGCCGTGGTTTCCGCGAGCTAGGGAGACATCTTGGCAAGGAAATCCCGCGGTCCACACGTCCGCATCCGGAATCTCCTCAGCATTAAGCTTCTTGATATCCGACACAAGCTTGGCCTTAGGCCAGTGCTTCCTCAGAACGGACTGGCAGAACTTATCGAGTTCACATTGCATTACGACGCGGCCGCTAGCCAGCTCGAACGCTCTATCAAACCCGCCGATTCCCGCGAACAGCGATACGACCTTTAGCTTCTTCCTGCGAGATAATCGAGGCGCCAAGGGACCGATGACTGAGTCCGACAATACGGCTTGGCAAGTTGAGAAACCTTCGGGTTTGACGGCCTCGTTCATAGGTCGAATCTTCCTTAGCAACCAACGATGGGACTCACTCCGTGGTGCAACTAAAAAGACGGGCGAGAACAGGTCTGATCCACCTGTCTCGCCCTTGTATCCCGCCGGTTAGAGCCGGCAGCGGGAATCCGTAACGGACAGCAATCACGTTCATCATTTTGCTTGGGCAGTCAAGACCGGCTCGATCAACCTCCACAGAGGGAGAGCCATCATGGCTGCTACTTACTGGCTCAGCTTCCGTATCGCCGATGATGCTACATACGAGGATCGCTACAATGCCCTCGTCGGTAGCATAAACTCCGTCTCATCGAAGTGGTGGGTAGATACCACCGCTTTTTTTGTATTCCGCAGCGAGACCAACATCGATGATCTTGCTACACGCATCAAAAGCACCATCAACCCGACCAAAGACATAGTTCTGATTGGCATGCCGGACTTCAAGTCCGCGAGGATCATCGGCGCATATCAAGATCCCGACATCTTCGATCTGATGCCCTTCACGAAAAAGGCTTGATGCACTTCGACTGGCACGCCGAGCTGGCGTGCCAGCCACATTACGATCTTGACCCGCGACAGCTTCACTTCGGCTTCCTTCTTTTCGTGTTGGGCTTCTTTCCGACTGTTGCTTTGTGAGGCTTGTGCGGTGTCTCTAGCGCCTTGCGCACACCGCTTAAAAAGCGGTCCTCAGCGCCGGGCTCGTCTGCAATTTCAGATTTGGGTTTTTTCGCCATGAGTAGCAACCTTATTGCGCGGTTCGACTTGCCCGTAACGATGTGTCGAGAGATCGGACGCATCATAGTCCGGTTCGCCTATGTCGAACACTATTTGCAGGGCATCATCTACATGCTTGTGGGCGTAAACCGCGGCATTGGAAAGCTAGCAATCCGCGAGCCTCGCGCCATTGACCGCGTTGAACTAATCCTAGACCTGATCGCAGTTCGCGACCTAATCCCGCCTCCAAAACTCCAATCGAAGGATTTCAAAGAAGCGCTTGAGGATGCGGAGGACATCCGTAATCTCTGCGCCCACGGCGCTTGGACATGGTCAGCGCCCCATGAAGCATGGGCGGTTATGGTGGAGCGTGGTCAATGGCAGGGCGTTCCAAAAACCGACCGAGTAAGACGAAACAAGCGGCTGCTTCCAGAGGGCCAAATCGTACGAGTTAGCCACCTTAGGACTTATGTTCGCGGTCTCGACGCTCTCGCTCTGATGCTGCGAGAGATTCAAGCCAACTTAGAGGCGCAACTGAAACCATCGCCTCAAAAACATCTGTGACCATAACCCGGTCGGGGTAATCGCGGCTTTCAAAGCCGGTGAGCGCAAACCAGCCAGCGTCGAACATTTCGGGCGTCACCTCAATTCGAGGGACGCCCGTTTTGCATTCCGACCCTGTCACGGCATCGGACGTATTATGTGATTTGGGGTCGTTCATTCAAGTATATAGTTCCCCTGCATCTCAAGCAAGCGGCTGATATCTGGCTGTCCGCCGCCCATGTCCATCGGTGACGGTCCTGGCGCAGGCGGTGCCATCGGCTCCTGAGGCATCGGCGCGCCACGCATGCCACCGTTGGCAGCCATGGCAGGCGACGCGCCACCGGACTGACCCATCATGCCACCCACCTGCTGCATCCCGCCCATGCCGAGCGGAGAGGATGCGATCTTCGTGACTGCATCCGCTGTGGCCTTGAACGTGTCGGCCTTGACCTTGCCCGTCTTGGCCTGCTCCTGATCAAGCGCAACCTTCTTGGCCTCTTCCTCCATCGGATCCGGCTGTTGGGCCTGCTCCATGCGTTCCTTAAGCCGCTTCTTGATGTCCTGACGGATCGGGAGCAGGTCAACGAGGATATCCGGCGGGATCGGCATTCCGGCCGCCAGCGCGCTCTGCAGCGTCTCCAAGGCTTCCGCCATCGTGGTCACGACATCGCCGCTCTCGTCCAGCGTGATATCGACATCAAGCGACCCAAGGGCGTTGACCAGAGCCGGGCGTCCGAACTGGTCAATCGTCAGCCCGTTAAGCTGAATGAACTGCGTGAGACCTTCCGAGTCAGTGACCCGGATCCAGCGCTCCGACTGCCAGTGCCGCTGAATGGCGTTCCACATCTTGCGATAGACGCGGAACTTCCAGTCCCGATAGGCGAGGATGAACGGACCCAACTCGGCTAGGCCGGCCTGCTGCAAGAGGGCGATGGCGCGACCTGATTTACCGGAATCGCCCTGTCCGAGCTGAGCGGCGTTCGGCCCGAAGCGGTCGAGCTCGGCTTTCGCTTCGCGGTAGAGTTCGAGCTGGCCCGCGAAGTCTTGGGCTTGGTTGTCAACGAAGATGTCCTTGCCGTACTCCGCATTCTCATTGAGCACCACGACGCCATCAGCGCGAGCCCATTCTTTGCGGGCTTTCTCAACGTCCTTGACGGCGGATTTCTTGAGGATAAGCCGGCGCGAGTTCGAAATGTGCAGCATCCGGCTCTTGCGCTGGTTCGCTTCGTCGCACGAGGACTTGAGGTTGCGTAGGAACCCGTAACGGTCGCCCTCGTGGTCCACGGCGGCCGAGTACATCTCAAACTTGTGCGTGGTCTTCCCCTTCTCATCGACCCAGGGGGACACGCCCTCGGCAAGTTTCAGGTTGCCGATGTGGAAGCACCACTTCCACTTGCCCTTGCAATAGTACCAATGGTCCACAGCGCGGACCATCTGCTCAGAGGAATTGGTCCAGACAATCTCACGGTCGGAGCCGGTCTCGAAGTCGGAGCCGGAATCCGATACCGAGTCGATCTCGTCAGCCTTGTCCGGGAACATGTCCTTCAGGACTTCGCGGTCCACCCATTTCGTGGTGCCGAGGAACAGAGCGTCGGAGAAATCCTGCTCATACGAACGAGGATCGTAGAAGAACGTATCGGGCTGCACCGTGGCGAGAGCGACTTCGGGATCCCCCATGTCGCCCTGCTCGATGTCAAACTCCACGCCGCCAATGCCATCAACCGCACCACACCGGGAGACAAACGGCTGGATGGAATCCCAGTGCTGGGAGTTCATGGCGTAGCGAAGCGTTTCCGTGCCGAGGTCCGCGCCATCCGCGTGCTGCGGCGTGTTCGGCATGGCCTTGGGGTCTTGCTTCAGGCGCTCGATGACGCCGACGATGGCGTTGACCTTGCGGGCGTATTCATTTGTGGTCGTGACCGGCTGGCCCCGCTCCCGGATCACCTTCATCTGCTCGCGCGTCCACTGCACGCAATGGAAGTACCGGCGGGATTCCTTCTGTTCCTCGATCTCGTTGGCCTTCTGGAACAGATAGTCATGGAACTGCTTACGCAGTCGGGCGAGGGAGTAATAGACCTCCTGCCCGTCATCGCCTGTCTGGCCGTAGCCGTCCGTGGTTTGCGTCTGCATGGGTTCCTAGATGGTCAAAACGCCGTCGTCGATGTCGCGCGAGTAGGCGGGTTTGTAGTCGCTCCTGGCCGCTGCTGCCTTTTCCTCGGGATCGGCGGGCCGCCAATGAATTATGTTCGGGAACAATTCGGTGAGCGCCCACACGAGCGCGTCAACATTGTCTGCCGTGGTGTCTCCTTCGATCCCGAGCGGCGTAAAAAGGACCATGTTGTCCTCAAGCTCCGAGAACGAGCCGACGTGGGAAATGCGACCTTGTTCGTAGAGTGCCGCAACAGGTTCAGCCCTCGTCACCTTGCCGCGTGAAGCGTGAACCTTCTTGAACGGGATGATGTCACGGACGGAGCGAACTGTTGCTTCGACCATATCGCCCCCCTGGTTGACCTCGGCCACAATCAGGTCCGCGCTATGCTCGTCAAAGGCTGCGACAGATCGAGACGCCCAGCCGTGGGGACCAAGGGCACATGAGGCGTCATCAAGAACGTACCCACGACCATCAATACCGAGACCCGCCACGATGATTCCTGTCTTTGCGCCGCGATCCGATTCACCGCCACCGCCGGCCAGTGCTGCAGGGTCAATGGCAACAACCACGCGCTGCAAAGTGGGCACATCGCTTTTCTTCCGGCGATGTGCGTCGATATTCGCCCGCGACCAGAGTGCGCCTGGCGCGTCGTCCAGGATCTCGGCGCTGATCTCCTGCCGGCCAAGGCGGGTGCCTTCATAGCGTTCGCGGATCTTGGCAAGAAACTTGGGCGACAAGTTCGCCGAGTTGTCGTAAGTTGAACCCTTGGTAATGACGACTCCGGGCTCAGCCACGATCTCCTTCAACAGCGGGATCGGACGCGGCGTTGTTGTGATGACAGTGCGCGGGTTCACGCCGAGGCGAAGGCCGAACTGCAGGTTGTCCCACGTTTCGCGAGCATATCGCCACTTTGCGAGCTCGTCGCATATCGCGGCTTCATGCTGCGGGCCGCGAAGCTGATCCGGCTCAACCGCATTGAAAAGCGTTGCAGTCGCCCCGTTGGGCCAAGTCAGACGGCGCTTGGACGGCTCGTAAAGCGGACGAAAGTCTTTCGGGTGGACGGAGAGTATTCCGCTCTCCCCTTCAACAAGCACGTCTCGGGCGTCTGCCGCTGTTTCCGCCACAACGGCAACACGAGAAACCTCTCCACGGCTAAGCGGCGTCGCTCCGCATACGATCTTGCGAACCCACTCCGACGCGCAGCGTGTTTTGCCAAATCCACGGCCGGCGAGGACCAGCCACACAGACCAATTGCCAGGCGGCTCCTGCTGCTCCGGGCGCCCCCAGAACCCCCAATCGTGAACGAGTTCGTCAGCCTGCTTGTCCGTCAGTCCCGACAGGATCGCCTTTTGCTGATCCGGAGGAAGTAAGGCGAGCGAGGCGGCTAGCGATAATTTCCCTTGCGCTAACATCCTTTGTCTCGATGGGGCCGCCATCCTTGCCGGTCAGCTCGCTCTTGTCTGCGAGGCCAAGGTCGCGGGCGATGATGTTGGGGTTGAGCAAGCCGGCAGCGGCACCCGAGAACTTCTGATGGTAGATAACCGCCTCGGCTCGCGTAATGACGTCGGACAAATCGGCCCGCGACTTGCGCCACTCGAACCAAGTATCCCTGTTGATATCGAGGAACAGGCACAGGCCAATGATCGTCATGGCGTGCATTTTCGCCACGGGCTCATGGGTTGCAGAGCCCTGGAATGTAACGAGGCCGTCTTCCCAGAGCGGATTAGCTTCTACCCACTCGAAGTATTCGCAGCAGGCAGCCCAAAGCTGCTCGGGGGTTTCGAACTTCGGTTTTGGACCGTGAGACGAGCGGGCCTCCCAAGCCCTGTTGCCCGGCAGGAACCGCCCCGTCGTTTCGTCTCTGTCAGCCATCTGGTCTCCTAGTGCTCCACTCGTCTCAGTCTGGCCAGAGCCGCGTCTTGGGCTGTAGCTGAGACGTGGGCTCTGATCAGGGCGACTTGCTCGGCAGGGGGCTTGTCCTTGATCCTGTCCATGAGCCCGAGAAGGCGTTTCATCTCAATGTAGACGGTCATGTGCGCCTCACTCCCCCGTGTCGGTGAAGATCAGGACCATAGCGGTGATGAAGACGATGAAGAGCACGCCGAAGGGGGCGAGATCCATGTGGTGTGTCTCTCTGTGAGAAAGACGGGACGGGCGGCGGGGTACGCTCACCCGTCCCGCTGTGGCGCGTGACCGGGATTAGATCCCGGCTATGTCCTCGATGTGCGGACGCCTAGGGCGGCCCTCGGTGTTGTCGGCGGTGAAGCCATCCCGCCAGCAAGCGAGGATCGAGGA